CTTCTGCAGTCTTGCCTATTTTTAATGTAACAACATTTGAAATTTCAGAGTATAGGCTTTCTGTATCATTATCTGATCTAATGTGAAATGACCAGACTGTTCCACTTGGCATTAGGCTTTCAAGTAATGAGTGGTTAATTGTTATTGTTGTATTTAGAGAGTTAGGGCCACCAACATTTCCAGTTGCAATACCCCAACCATTTTGTCCTTGAGTAGTAAAACTTATAGCATATCTTTCTGGTTGAGTATTACCAGTATTAGGGGCTTCCCAAGTCAATACTGTTGATGTTTCTCCATCTATTACTGTTAAATTTCTTGGGGCACCTATGGTTTTTACTACTGGGGCTGCTTGTGAAGTAAACGCTTCTGCAGGAACAACTTGCATTGATCCAGATTGATCCCAATTTAATTGAACCCAAGCACCTCCACCATTTTCATAATACATTAATTCTATAGTTTTTGGTACTCCTGCTGTAAATGACACTGGCTCACTTGTGGTTCCGCCTCCACCTTTGTCATACCAGTCATTTATTATTAAAACATCATCAATATATAGTTTTACTCCATCATCTGCTGGTGCATAAAATGATATATCTTGTGTAGTATTGCTTAAGATTGATCCTGTATACTGAACTATTACATCTTCTGACCGATTACTTCCTGCAACTGCACCACCACCCCATTGAAAATCAATGTTTGAGACAGTTGTTGTAAGTATTGGATAGGCTCCTTGTGGAATATATGGAGCATTATTTTGACCCTGAACATTATAAACTTGAGCAGTTAATCCTTCTGTAGCATGGGCTTTGTCTGAGTGCCCGAAAAGTAAAGACCCTACGACAAGGCCTAAAACAATTAACCCTCTAAATAATTTTTTCAGTTTCCCTTCTCCTAGGTCAACATTGTTGACTATTATATTATAACATTATATTAAAAAGTGAGCAGTTTATAGACAACTACTCAGGTCTATCGTTCACGGGTATTAGCCTAACGACTCTCATTCAGAGCATCCGTATTAAACATAATAGATTAATGTTTCATAATCTTGTAACTATATATTATACGGAATTATTTAATCTTGATAGATTTTGGTTTCTTTTCTTCTGGAACATTACGTGTAACTTGAATGTTTAACATTCCATCAGTTAGATCAGCAGTTGTTACTTCCATATATTCACCAAGAGCAAATGAACGAGTGAACTTACGAGCAGCGATTCCTTTATGTAATACTTCTGCATCTGTTACTGTTGTTTGTTCTCCCTTGATAACTAATGTTCCTTTATCTACCGCAATATCAAGGCTTTCTTTGCTAAACCCTGCTACTGCTAGAGTGATAGTATAATTATCATCATCTAGTTTTAGTAGATCATATGGTGGAAATCCACCTGCATTAATTGAATGTGCTTGGTTTAATCTATCTAATTCTCGATTAAATCCAATAAAAAAAGGATCTTTAAAAAGATCCATAGCGAACGTTGTTACCATTTCTTTCTCCTTTTCAGCGAGTTAATTTATATCCCCGTTAGGCAGATACTATATTATTATAACACAAAAGGCAGGGAACTTATGTTACCCTGCCCTAAGTGTTGGACTATTTACTTCTTTTTCTTTAGAAGAGAAGCATATTTCTTTTGTAGAGCCTTAAGTTCTGCCTGTGCCTTTGCAAGGTCAGCCTTTGCTTTTGCTAGTTCTGCATCAAATGTAGACTTTGCCATTGCAGAAGTCTTTTGTACAAGATCAACAGTACCTAGAGCCTGAGCAAGTTCTGCTTTTGTCTTTGCATGTGCAGTCTTTTCTGCAGAAAGTTCTTCAGTAGCCTTTGCAGCAACTGCCTTAAGTGCTGTTACTTCAGAAGCAAGATCTGAAACAGTAACAAACTTAACGGTTGATTTCTTTGCAACATCAAGACCTTCTACATCAGTAGGTACTACTGGAAGAGCAATGCTGATTGCTGATTGACCAGCAATTGCTGGGAACTTAGCGCTAAACTTTGAAAGACCAGTTGTAGCATCAGATGCGGTAGCAGCAGCCTCAATGGTTGCACCAATGACAGTAATTGTTGGAGTAGTTCCACCAACAATATTACCAAAAACATCTGTAATCTTAATTGTATTTTCTACAATGCTTGCAGTGCTAACATCAGACTTGACTGTTGCATCAAGATTATATGCTGCACCTGCTGTACCCTTTACATAATATGTAAGAGTATTTGGACCATTAACAATTGTTACAGTTCCAACTTCAGTAGTTGTTGTATAAACAAAAAACTCTGCTGTAGTACCAGTACCAACATTAATAGTAAGAGTGTTTGATCCAGACTTTGATGTTACTGGAACTGTTGCAGTATGAAGCGCTGAAACTACGCTGGCCTTTGCTGTTGTAACTACAACAGAAGTTCCTGCAACAATGTTTGTGAGAGCAAACTTAACTGCATCTGCTGCCTCAACCTTATTATCTGCAGGGACTGTAGCAACCGCTGCACCTGCGATTGTGTTAGCATCGTTGTCTACTGCTGCATTAACGGTTACTGCAACTGTAGGAACGTTAGCATGTGCTGGCGCTACTACTGCCATTGAACCCAAAAGTGCTGCAGACACGGTTAGGGCGATCTTATTGAATGATTTCATTCTATTCTCCTTATTTATCATATATTATTTGTTCTCCAACCCATTGGCTAGAACTCTATTATAGCAGATATATATAATCTGCGTCAAACCGACTATAGTAAATTAAACTTTCCTAGAAATTCTTCAACATCTTTTGGCATCTGCATATTGCGTCTTTCTTCTCTTTCTTGAAACTCTTGTCTATTTCTTTCTTTTGCAGCACTACCCCAAGTATGTACATCAATTTCTAAGTTTAAATCTTTCTGTGTATGGGCAATTGCTCCATAAACTGCACCACAAACTGCATCTGCTAAGTCTTTAGATGATTTACGTGGATGATCTACCCTATTACCTTTCATAATTTTTAATTCAGAAAGTTCTTCAAGTAGTAAATCAATTTGTGGCATTGCAACTCTTTCTTCATAAACCATCATTGCTAAATCTTCATAATGTTTTTTAGCAACTGAGACAGTATCTGTTCTCATTCCAACAGCCTTAAGTTCGTTTTGAATATCAAATGATTGCCATCTATCAAATGATACAACTCCAATGTTAAATCCTTGCCTTCTTAGGTTAACTATCCATTGTTTTACTTCAGATAAATTTACTGGCCCCTCGATTTTTGGCTCCCACCATGCAACGGCATCGACAACAACAACTGGTGCAACCTGTTCATAGTCTTTAATAACTTGAATGTTAACCCATTTATCAACGTGTGCAATTGCAACAGCACACTTATCATGTTTTTGTGCAAGGTCTGCGTGTATGTAATATGTTTTATCTGGATCTGGTTTGAAGGATTCATCAAACCTTCTATGAGAATCTAATGGGTTTCTTAGTGTCATACATTTAACTAACTTATCTTTTTGCTTAAAAAATGCATCTGACGAATATGTTGGCATACAAAGAAAACGCATCATTGCATCACCTAGATCTGTATAGAATGCAAGTTTAAAATCTTCAATACTTCTTGTTGGGTTTACTTCCCACGTTGGTCTTTTTAGTGCTAAGATTCCAGGAAATTTATATGAAATAATATAATCTTCATCCCAGGAAATTTCAAAAGAATTATCTGGAGTATCACCTAGTTCTGGATTTAAAATAAACTTATGGGTTCTTTCAACAACTTCTTTTTCAGCAATTACACTATCATATTTTTCAGAGATAAAGTCTCCTGGATATCTAGGAAAAGAAAGCAATACAACTTTCCCAAGATCTGGAAAACGAGAGTCTACCGATCCACGAAACGCTTTATAAATATTTTCTGCAGTCTTTCCTTGTTCATTTCCAGTACCAACTTCAGAAGCAAACCCAGAAATCTCATCAAGCACTGCAAGCAATAAGTTTAAACCTTCATGTGATTCTCTTTCTGAGTGTCCAGAATAAACAGTTATGGAATGATCAAATTCAATAGAGTCTGCTTTAGCATTATATTTTCCTGCAAACCAAGGAGATTTTTCTATTTTTGTTTTGAACCCTTTGAAGAAAACGTTTTTTGCTTGCTGAGCATTGATAGCAACGTTGATGAGGTCAATCGCATCTCCAGAAGGTTTACCAAAATACCTTGCAGGATCTTTAAGGCACAATAACTTATACACAATATAGGCACAAGCAACAGTTGAAGTGAAGTCTTTGCCACTGCCTTTCCCAAGTTGTAATATAATTTCGTTTTTAGTGTACTTGTCATAATACTTTGCTCCTTCAACAACACCCATAAGTTTTTCTAAGTCTTCTTTTTTATATACTTGACTCATTGCTTCAACAATTTCATATTGTATTTTTGATAATGGTGGCTGACCTAAGTAGTTTGGAGACTCAATAAATGTTTTAGCATCTACTGGAACTTCTAAAAAATTATTGTCTTCAAGTACTTCTAGAAACTCATTGAACATCGTGGACAATTGTTATTACCTCATTGTCTTTAGCGATAGACGATAGTCTTTTCATAATTTCATCTCTTACCTGTGGATATTCAGAAGCAATATCACGCAAGATTCCAATTAGTACTTCTTGTTTTTGTTCAACTTCTAAAATTTCTTCTGCTAACTCTTTATTTTCTAGCAAGCCTGCTTTTTGTAGCATATCAATTCTTTTAGATTCAATGTCTAACACTAACTTAATTGCATTAGTCTTTGCTCCAAGATTATTATTTAATCCAGCCTCATCGATAACTTCGTAGGCCTTAGAGATTAACTTACCATAGTGCTGATCTGCTGCTGCTAGTGCTTCTTTTGCTCTTCCTCGAATTGCATCATTAGCAGATGCCATTACCTTCCACTCATTAATAAGTGCAACAACTCTAACTCTAGGCATGTTTAAATCTTTTGATATTTTAGTTGGATCGCTACCCTTTAAATATTCTTCTACTACTTTATTAATTTGATCTAGATGTTCAATAAGTTCAACTTCAGTTGACATGATTTAATCCTTCAATTCTATAGATTTCATCTTGAATATAAAAAATTGCTTTCTTTAAATCTTCAACATGTTTGTCTTCGTTTTTTAGTCCTGCTCTCCAAAGGTACTTGATAGCATTGCCTATATTAAAATTTCTATGCCTAGTTATCTCTAAACACTCAACGCCAGATGGGTCTGTTGTATAGTGTGCTGGGTGGCTAACTTGATCAACCGTAATATTTAAATTATCGCTCATCGCTTAGACTTCCTTAATCCAAATTTTGCAAGGTAAACGTAAATAGTCTCTACTGTACATCCACACTCCTTAGCAATCTCTTCTGGAGTCTTTTTATCCATAACATATCGTTTACGCATAAAGACTTCTGATGTATATAGTTTAGCAGCCATATGGTTATTTGTCAACTCCTATTGCTTTATCCCAGTTTTTTATAGCCCAATGTCCAATACCACAAGCATCTGCTATATCATTATCAGTTATAGACCTATCATACTGCATATTAATAAATCTAATTGTTCTTTCTTTTCTTAAATTTCTTTCATAGGTTTTATACCAAGATTCTGATTTTCCAGGATGGGCTGATCGTATAGAAAATTTTTCATCTTTGTCAATTTTTTTATTACCAATAAAGTTTTGCCAAGTTATTGGAGAAACTGTACCTATAATCTTTGTTCCAGTTAATCCTGCTGCTCCCAATAGGGCGCCTTGAACAAGTGCTAGATCTGCAGCAACTTTTGGAGAATTCATAAAGACTGTGTGCTCAATCACTATAGCCTCAAAACCTCCATAGTAGTCTAAAAATGATTTAGTTTTATTGCATGCATCCATAACTTTTTCATAGTTTGTATTTCCTTCAAAGTTAATTTTTCCAACTGTTCCAAGAACATCATTATTAAATAAAGCAAAGGCAAGACTAGTCGTACTAGCATCAATAGCACATATGCTTTTTGGTTTAATGCTAAATCCCCATTTATTCTTGTTCATACTGGATATAACCTTTAATCTGTTTAAGCATTTTATGTAATTCTTTTGGATCTACCGTGCAATTTGGACAATAGTTCACATCGTTATAAACTGATAATGTAGTTCCACATCCTCTGGCACATTTTCTATCTTTACCGATTCTTTTTTTTCTTTTATTTAATACCTGTTTATTAGCAATCTTTATCTTTGTTGCTTCAGTTCTGCAAGTTGGACTACAGTAAATTTGATAACTTACTGTAGCCACAAACTCATTATCACACCAACTACAAGGCTTCACTTAAACCCTCTAAGGGAGCAATTTTAATTACTCCTGCTCCTGCATCAGAGCATGCTTTTTGCACTGGACAACTCTTACAAATTTTTGAATTTGCACGATAGTTTTTATTAGGAAGAGTTCTATCTTCCCAAGCCTTACGTACTGTTCTTAACCAGTTAAAGGTGTTCTCTATCCATTGTCTATAGTAATCATTTACGCTTACTGGAATTGCAAGAAGTTCATGGCTATTTTTATTTTCATATAGCAGCACTCCATCCTTCTTCTTAAGAATTTTCATGTACAAAAGTATTTGAATAAGATGGCCTTTTTTAGCCTTATTCATTCTCTTATAATACTGAAATGCTTCTTCTCCAGTTGTTTTAATTTCTAGAACAACCTCTTCATCATTAATAACTAAGATGCCATCTCCATATCCAAAGATTGGAGGATCTTGATTACTAATTTTAAATTCAGTAGTTGGCTTGCCAGTCTTTTCATCAGTAAATATTTTTGCAATTCCAGAATTCATAATTGCATCCTGGATTCTTCCATGAGATAAAGTTCCATTGCTCATATTTGCAGCAGAGAACGGAGTAGTTAGATCATCAAACTCATTGCCATCAAATGCCAAGTACCAATATCTAGCACACTCGCCAAACCCATAAGCAATTGTTGATGGAGCAAATGTTTTCTTTTGAACGAACTTTTTATCACGACCTACAAGATATCCTTTTTCAATGGCCTCAATTAAGGATTTAGTATCTATGTGGCTTTCTGCCTTTGTTTGTTTTACCATTACTTGTTGTAGTAAACTTTTAGTCATTATATTCCTTTGTTTAGATAAGTATACACTATCTGGTGATATATTTCAGTGCTGATACTAAATTGTTTACTGATTCTGCTGCAGTATAATAAATATTTTTCTTTCCCCTGTTACTTTTGTCAACATTTGCCATCCAAGTTGCTTTCAATGCTAACTTAGCAGCAATAGCCTGAAGTCTAACAATTTCCAAAGTTGCCACTTGAATTGGAATATCTGGTTTAATGATAAGTTTAGCAATCATAGTAAGTGCAGTTGTAAGATCTTCATCTTCCATATATTCTGCAATGTCTGATAGATCATTAAGTTGTTCTAGTGTTGTTTTTTCCATTATAGTCTACTTTCTTATTGGATCTTTGTTAATCTTGCATAACTTATAGTAATAATCTAACCTTTTTTCTCTTTCTTGTTTTTCTATTTCAGAAATTTTTTCATTATTATTTTTTCTACTTAAATGAATAAAAAGCATATCTGTGTAATCACTATCAGATAATTCTTTTAAAGTTCTCCAATGTATTTGATCTGTTCCAGAAAAAATTAATGCCTGATTATTACTTAATGTAAATTCTTTTTCTTCTACTACAATTGGCCAATTAATTGTTGAATCTAATTGTATGTCAAAAGTTACTCTAGATTCAAAAAATACATCATAATGTGGCGATAGTTTTGGAACAAATCCAGATGCATTGTGGTATCTTGCTGCAGATAACTCTGTAATTATTAATTCGTCTTTAAAATATTTTTGAATTTTGGCGACAATTTTATTTTTAAAATCTTCAGAGACATCATAAAGAAAATATGTAGTGTGACCTAATCTTTCAACTATTTTTTTACTATCTCTTTCAATTGCTTCTTTTATTTTTTCATATACATATATTTTTTCATCTTCTGTTAAAACATCACTAATGACAAAATTTTCTAAATTTTTAAAATACATAGTTATATCATACACCATCTACAAGTTGTTCAAGTATTGCTAACTCAGTTATTGCAAGCCTAACTTTGTTTGTACCTTCGCCAATAACTACAATTATGGCTGGGTCATTATTATTTTTAATAGCATCTGTAACGGCTTTAGCCCAAACCTTCTGATTAAGAGTAAATGATTTTCCAACCTCTTTAAAATCTACTGTAAAATTTTTCCATGTGGCATCTCCCTTGTGAGTATTTCTACCACTATTCTTATGTTGTTTAGCGCCTATTCGTTTTGATTCAGATCTCTCACTCATCTTCATAATCCTTTTTACCTTTTGGAATAAGACTAATCTTAGATATATGTTTTTTATTACACATCCAAGTCAAGTCTCTTGTTTCTTTCCATAATCTACAAGTAGAAACTTCATCATTACATTTTTGACAATAAAACTGTCCTTTATACAAGAAAAAATTTTCAGGCATTTGCTACCTTTAATTTTAATTGTTCTTGTAGATCTAAGTCTTCTCTTACTCTATCAATAAATGCATCTCTACCCTGGACTTTTGTACCATCATCAAGTTGATACCAAGCGCCAGTTCTATTTACCATTCCCATTTGTTCTGCTGTATCAACAAGATCACCTATCTTATCAATACCAACATCATCACCTCTAAAATAAAAATCATACTCACCAGACTGGAACCCTGGAGAGGTTTTGGAGAACTGTAATTCCCACCTAATCTTTCTACCAATTTTTTCTTCAATTAACTTATCCCCTACTTTAATTTTGCCCTTGATGGCCTGGTTGTCTGATTCTGACGAAAATAATTTAATAACGCAAGAGGAATAAAACTTAGTAGCCTGACCACCAGAAGGCTGCTGACTAGTATACATAGCATTGATATTATTACGAGACTGAGAAATAAGAACAAGCATAGTAGGCTTGACTTTATTATTAGCATAGTTAAGCATTTTCCAAGCGTTGCTAAAGTCACGAGATTCTGCCCCAATCTGTTTTGTATTTTCTAAAGCCTTCATATCATCTGTATCTTTTTCAAAATAAATAGCAGGAAGCATTGATGTAATACTATCAATGACAATTAAATCAACTCCAGCATTAATAAGTCCAACTCCAACATCTACCATATCGCTAATAGTTCTTGCTTGTGAATAGATTAGTTTCTTAGGATCTACCCCAAGTTTTATAGCCCAATCTTCTGAGTATGACATCTCAGAGTCAATCCATGCACATACCTTGCCTTCTGCTTGTGCCATAGCAATCATTTGTAGACACATAGAAGACTTTGCACTTGACTTGCTACCCCAGATCAGAACTTGTCTGCCGTAAGGTAAGCCACCACCTAAAGCCTTATTAAGACCATAACTAGGTGTAGGTTGGTATTCAAAATTAATTCCTTCTCCAGTGCCTAAACGTTTTCTAAGTTTAGGATCTAACAATGCCAAAACATCTTCTACACTAACTGACATGCACATCCTCCAAGGTTATAGTTCCATCTTTTGTTTTTCCAAAATCAAATTTAT